CTTTACGTCGATCAACGCGGGTGGGCGCATCCTCTGGCTGGGTACTCCCCAGACCATGGATTCTATCTACAACAGCCTGCCCTCCCGTGGTGTGGTTATCCGCATTTGGCCGGGGCGTTACCCTACGCCTAAGCAGATGGCTAACTATGGCGACCGCCTAGCCCCGCTAGTCACGCAGCGCCTCGCTGCCGACCCCTCTTTAGCCACAGGCGGTGGACTACTTGGGGATCAGGGTCAGCCTATTGACCCTGAGTTAGACACTCTATTGGGCGAGAGGGCCTTACAGGCTAAGGAGCTAGACCAAGGTACTCCCTACTTCCAGCTACAGCACATGCTCAACACGGTGCTGATGGACGCCATGCGTTACCCGTTAAAGTCTGAACGGATTACAGTCATTGACTCAGCAAGTGGTCACTTCCCGCTCAGCGTGGTTAGGGGTATGGTTGCCACGGCTTTAAAGGATTACTCCGTACATGAGCACGCCTTTAAGCTGTGCCTTCCGCATAACATTAGCGCGGAGACCAGCAAGCTACAGCAGATTGTCGCCTACATCGACCCTGCTGGTGGCGGAGCTAACGCTGACGAGACCGCCTACGCTATTGGTGGCTTCCTTAACGGGAATGTCTACCTTTTGTCTGTAGGCGGGATACCCGGTGGCTATGACGAGGATAAGCTTACGACTCTTGCGCTACGCTTAAAAGCTTTTTCTACTCTCGCTGACGGTCACATGGTAGTCAAAATTGAGAAGAACATGGGCTTTGGTGCGTTCCGTGCAGTGTTCACGCCAGTGCTACGCCTGCATATACCTAACGCTGGTATTGAGGACGACTTAGTCACTGGGCAGAAAGAGCTGCGTATTATCAACACCTTAGAACCTGTCATTGGCAGGGGTAGCTTGATAGTAACTGAGGACGCCGTTCGCCACGATCTGGACACATGCTCCGCGTATGCACCATCCATGCGCCTCAGCTACAGCTTCTTTTATCAGCTATCAAAGATTAGCGCAGCAAAGAGGGCCTTAGTACACGATGACCGTGTCGACGCGGTTGAGGGGCTAGTACGTCATTTCAATGAAGCCCTAGCACTTGACCAAAAAAAGAAGCTTGCCTCAATGGCGGCAAAGGCTCACGCTGACGCCATCAAGGATCCCTTGGGATATGGGCGATACAACAAGCCAACTGGCAATAATGCCTCAATGATTAAACGCCGCAAAGCGCGGTAACAAAGGAACCTATGCGTTTAGATGCACTCCCCTCTCCCGGTCAACTTAACAACGCGATTCGCCTCCAGATCGAAATGGTCAAGGCTATCAGCTTTGTTCAGCAAATGGCCGCCATCCCCGCTAACTCTGGAAAGGCCACCTCGGCTAAGCCCTTGACCGACTTCCTCACAGCCGCCAGCGCGGCGCTCAGTGGGTTTGTGGACACTACCGCCCCCACTGTGCTCTCACGCAGTATTGTCCCCAGTAACTCAAAGCGGATTACCTTGGTTTTCAGCGAGGGCCTTGACCCTAAGAAGCTGCCAGACCTTACCGACTTTCTTATTGCTGGGCAGGCACGCACGGTGAGCAAGGTTACCATTGACGGTAACGCTGTCCATGTGGACGTGACTGCTGCTTTTACCGCAGGTTCTGTGCTCATTGCTTACAACGAATCAGGTACGGCAGACAAGCGCTTGCAGGACTTTGCGGGTAATCGTGTGTTATCTTTCGCCGCAACCGCTGTAACCAACACATTGACCTAATGACCAGCCGCTACTCACTTACAAGAGGGGCGGCTAAGGCAACCTTCGCCCTTACGCTTGCGCTCAGCTCCATTGGGGCTTTGAGTATTGTAGGGTACGAAGGCTACCGTAAAGCCGCTTATCGCGATCCTGTAGGGATTGTGACTGTCTGCTCTGGTCATACGGCAACTGCCAAGTTAGGTCAGACCCTTACAGAGGCGCAATGCGCCGAGTTACTCAAGGGTGATGTGCAGTATGCGGAAGCCGCTGTACGCCGCCTAGTCACCGTACCGCTTACACAAGCTCAGTTTGACTCTCTAGTCAGCTTTGTGTTTAACGTGGGGGAAAGCGCCTTTGCCAAAAGCACCTTGCTTAAGCAGATCAATGCACGTGACTGCTGGGCTGCTGGTAAATCGTTTGGCCAATGGACTTACGCAGGTGGCCGGGAACTTCCGGGGCTGGTGAAGCGCCGCGCAGACGAGCGCAAGCGCTGGGAAACTGGTTGCCCGGCTACAGGGCGCGGGGTGTAGTATGCACCGTGTGTACCTGCCTATCATCGGCCTCCTATTGGCGGGGTGTGGTCTGCTTTGGCAGCACACCTCCGCAACCACCGCTGCGCTGCGCCAGCAAGAAGCCGCCACCAAAAGCCTCACAGGCGCTCTACAACGGGTGCTAGAGCGCGAACAAGCGGATCGGGCTCTCCTAGCAGCCCGCCTAGCCGAAGACGCCATGCAGGCCCGTAATTTGGCGGCGGCGCAAGCTGCCCTCGTAGAGGCCCTTAAACGCAATAAAACTTGGAGTGATACCAATGTACCCCTCGATGTTCAAAAAGCTCTTGGCGGCGGTTTGCGTGGCCCTGCTGAGCGCGTGCAGCACGCAGCGCCCTCCTGAATTTGTCCGTGAGTTGCCGCCTGCCGCCCTGCTGCAAGACTGCCCGGTAGTAACCGAACAGCACACTACTAACGGCCAACTCGCGGCCACTGTCCTAGAGTACCGTAAGGCTCTGGGTTCTTGTAACTTAGATAAAGCTAGCCTGCGCAAGTGGGCCGACCGCCTATGAGCACATACTTACAACTGTTATAGACCTCCTATTTACCTGCTTAAGCGCAGGGGCTAAGGTCTACGTTAACGCCCAAGGCTATAACGCCCCGTAAGTAGCGTGTCGCTAAGCCGATTTCTAATTTTGATGTAGCTTAGCGAGGGGGCACCTCCCAAATTCGCAGCCTCAAAATCCCCCCGGGGGCCTGCGCGGGTGGCCGGGGCCGGGGCCGGGGCTGGGCCACTAGAGGGCCTAGGAGCGGCCAGCACCACGGGCGGGTATGTAGCCCTAGGATGCGCCCGTTCGGGGCCTTCTAGGGGCCTTCGCGTGGCTCCTATGGGCAATCTACTGGGCCAGTTTGGCTGATGCCGCAGCATGGCACACTTTGGGCCGCTTTGCAAGCCTTGGCAATGGGCGCAGGCAGGGGCGGGTATCTGTCTGTTTTGCCTATGCTTTTTCCACTGCCAGCTACTGCCTAGGCGCTGCGAAGGCCACTGCACCGCCATACTGCTAGCCTACTGGCACGGCCTAGAGTATAGCCACCTGAACCGCATGATTAACTATCAGTACCTATATTACACCATAAAAGCAGCGTATCTATTGCAGGGTTGAAAACCCGTAAGCGCTGCTAAAGCTCAGTAACAGCCTAGGGAGTAGCTAGCCCTTGATAAGCTATGTAAGTAGGCTAAGCATAGCCCTATTGACACCAGCCTAGAAAGTATGGTTATAATAGCGCCATGCTGATAAAGCTGATAGCTATCAACTACAGACTAAGGTTTGTAGGGACTAGCTAGAAGGCTTTAAAACTGTGGTATACTTCAGTTATCGCAAGTAGCAAGCGATACAACCTAGCCTAGGCGATCCGTAGGCTAAGCCTTAAGGATGCAAGGGCGGGTTTAGATTCTGAGAATCGAAGCTTGCTAAGCGGTTGAAAGTGTGTTATAGTTCAGCTATCGGTTAGTTAATCAGGTTTAAAGCTTGGTTGATTAGCTAGGTTAGGGAGCTAGTTGCACAGTCTTACAAACTGTGTTACACTAGCGGTAAGCAAAGTTGCTGCGCAAGCGGTTACTAGTCCAAGTCGTGAGACTTAGGCGAAGTTAGGGGATTTTGAAGTTAATCGGCTTAAGTGTTGCTTAACATTGCATGACCCTTAACAGACGGCTTTGATAGTTGGGTGCGCATTAGCGCATTAAGGGGGGTCCACGCCCATCCACGCCCACCGACTTATGCCCGATGGAAAAGTGTGCGAGTAGGCGATTAGAGGGCCTTATGCATGCGCTCTTAGTTGTTGGCGACCTGTATCTATACGGGGAGCTGACGGCTTGGAGCTCAGTTTCATAAGCAACCGTTCTAACGAATACCTAAAGCGGCTACAGTATTTGATTAAAAGTTGTATCTGTAGCGGTTTATGGGTTAAATACTAGGCTTTCAGAGTTTAACGCACACAAAGATAGCATTCTATCTTTAAGCATATGCCAGTTGCGTGTGCTTACAGCTAGAATGTTCTAGTTTATATCGAGGTATTTATTATGGCAGCGAATATTAAGGAATTGAACAAACGTATCGACGCATTGGCTAAGCTGAATAGCAAAGTCACCTTGGAAATCCGAGAGCTTGGTCTCGACTGTCTAGAGCACTTGGAATTACATGGGGATACCATGCCCCTGAATCGCTTGGTACTGGCCCTATCTCGCCCCCAAATTAAGCCCTTCATTGAGTGGGCGCTTGCCTTTGGCAAAGTGTCTAAGAACAACCACGCCTTGACCAAGGCGACCCAGCCTTTGGCCTATGACAAGAACCGTAAGACGGACATTGAAGGCGCTAAGGCCAAGCCTTGGGATGAGTTTGCGGATGACCTCAAGGCGAGTACCGCGAAGGCGTTTGACCTTCAGGCGGCTGTTTACAGCCTGTTGAAAAAGGCAGGTGCGGCAGGCACCGACCATGAAACTCTGGTCAAGCTAGGCGCTGTGGCGGGTATCCCTGCCGAAAAAGTGCCTGCCACTATCACGACACCCACGGTAACGCCACAGGAAGCTATCGTGTAGGATTCTTAACGTAGGCCCTATTGGGGCCTTCATTAAGTGTCTTTTAACAAGGAGAAAAAGTATGCCTAAAGCAACCTACTGGCCTGAAAAGCCTAACGACTCAGTGCACGAGGAAGATGGTCGAATGTACACCCACAGGGACAGTCACGGCAGGCTGGCGCGGCTGATTAACAGCGACATTTGGCACCCCTTCGAGGGTGCCCACGTGGAACCCGCAAAAGTTTGGGCAGTGCTCAAGCGACGCTGGGTAGAGGATATAGTGATAACAACCCAAAATAACTCTTTGAGCCCCCTTGACGCCGCTCCTGAGTTCGTAAAGGGCGCGGTCAATAAAAGCGAAGGCCCTTCAGAACGTTGGGCTGACATAAAGGTGGATACCCCTATGTGGGTTTCCACAGACCCTGAGGCTGACGTTTTTGTGGCCTTATTCTCTCACGCTGAGGGCGACACCGTGTACACCTTCGGGGAAGGGGAAAGCAGCGGCGATAATAGCGGTAACTTGGTCGTATGGAAGCACGTAACCGTAGCCCCAACGGAGTGTAACCCATGAAAACTCTTTATGGGCGTTGCACAACAACAACGCCACTACACCCTGCCGATCAGGCCTCTGTTAACAGGCGGGTATGGGAGCAAGTCCAGCAGCTAGTCCAACGCGACTTTGAGCGCCACTGTACGCTAAACGTAGCCCTCATACAAACAGCCCTCATGGAAGGGGGCTTGTCCTTTGAAGAGGCCCAAACATTGGGTGAGGACCTTTTAAGCTACGAGTTGAGCGACTATCACGGTAGTAACCATATAGGCTGTACTCTCGACCTCCTACACGGGCCATTAGGTGCCAGCCGTGTGACGGGGGCGCTAGTCACTTGGCGTAAGATGATACGTATGTCTTGGCGCATGTAAGCTTTATAACGAAGGCCCTATTGGGGCTTTCCTTATGTAGCTTTTTAACCGAGGAGAACTTATGACTATTGCTGAAAATTGGCCCACACCCGATAACCCCAGTGTGATTATGGTGGGAGGGCAGACCTACACCCACCGTAGTAAGTGTGGTAAACTAGCACGGGAGGTAGGCCGAATTAACAGCCACACTCCCCGTGTTTTCGCCTGTCGGATGGGCAACCTATGCGGCATAGAGCACGCTGAGGATACAGTCAGTCTAACGGAAGACCTACGCTACAGCAAAGACGCCGGGATTCTACTTGTCAAAGGGGCATCGGAGCAGCAGCTTACGCCCACTAAGCTGGCGGATGTAGACTTAGGCTTTACGCCTAACAACACAGTTGTTTTTAAGGATGGGCACAAATACACCCACCGTACACGTGACGGTAGGTTTGCTCGGATAATCGAGACTGGTCGCAAGCATGGGTCGTTCAATGTTATCGCATTAGTTGCATCTTCAGACGTAACGGAATTAGTAGCAACGTACACGGAAAACCTCAGTTATACTGGCTTAGAGTCAGAGGATCCCTCGGACCTCATTAAAGGGGCCTGTCCGAGTATCGACTGGCATAGAGTGGCCAAAGGCACTCCTGTTCGGTTTTACTCCCATAGAGGGGAACTCAAGGGTGTGTTTAGTGGGCCATCCGCACAGGGGCATCTTGTTTGTAAGTTTGATGATGGCCTTGTATGCCTGTCAAATCTAGCAAACTTAACTATTTACTAGGAGTTACCATGACCCTTTCAGCAGCTCATCAAACCCAAAACGCGGTCAAGCCTAATCGGCTTGTGTACCTTAATCTGGGCTTGCTTGGCGGCAACTCACGTAACAGGCTCTTGCCGCCTCAACGCACTGTGCTTTACAGCACGGCATTAACCCAGATCATGCGGTTCTTCAAATCGGAAGTGCAATTCTGTAAAGAGACAGGCGAGCCCACCATGGTGGCTTCTGGCTACTTTACAGAGGATGCCGCCGTATCTACATGGCTGTGGGATACGGTAAATGCAGCTGGGCAGGACTGTATTTCAGTCTTCTACCCGCGACAAGTAGGCCAAGAAGAGGAAGGCTATCTGTTCGGCCCACACCCAGAACAGTGGGCTCCATTCGACAGAGCCAAGTTCCTTATTCCTAGTTTTCCGCAGGCGGACTTAACCCAATGGTTAACGGTGACATCATGAGCTATCCTAGCCCACTTGGGCAGCTTATCGCTGCTTTGCAAAGCAAGTTTGTCGAGGCGGGCTTGGACCCCGTTACCGCACAAGTGGCGGTTGAGTACATAGTATTCGACCGGATGCACCTAACACGGGTGGAATTAGAGCAGACCTTAAGTAGATTTATGTCTGACGACTGGACTGCGGCTGATTGTTTGCTGGCTGGGTTTACTTGGGGGGTATCTCCCGAAGGCTCATTTTGGGGCGTACTCTATAAGGAGCTATCATGACAATGCCTACTGGACACCACCCAATCCACGCTGGTCTACCGGGCCACAGTGTGGGAGCCAACTACCCGCTAGCCATAGTAGGCTACGGGGATTTGTGGGTCATAGAAAACCTGGTGAACGGTACTGTTATGTGCCCACGTGGAACCCGTGAACCCTATGCTTATGATCTCATTGATGAAGCACTTAGTGTGCTTAATATGGTAGCGCAGCCAACTCATAAGTCAAAGTCGGTCTGGGTGAAAGGCAGGCCGCGTTGGGACCACTCTAGTGAAAGCTTAGTAATCCCTTAGACATCACAGCTAGTAGGGCATTCTTATGAGTGCCCCTCTAGGTGCAATGTCGCACCGTTAATTAGGAAACCTTATGTCCGAAACTTTGAATCTGCCTACTCCCTTGACCCTCGACCAAAAAATTGCAAATTGGAAAAAGCAGATCGCAAATCTTGAGATCCGAATCTACAACGCCGAGAACGGCATCGTGGATGCGCCTAAAGTGATCCAGTTGCCCTCTATCGGTGCTGAAATCACCTTCCGCCATGGCCGTAAGACGGCAACGACGGAACCCGTTAACCGAGTGGGAACCGTGGTAGCAGTGCGGAACGCAGAAATCAACAACGGTAAAGCTTCACCTGCACTGGTGAAAGTGCAGGTCGGTGAAGGCTTTTATGCCGAGCTGATCACCCTGTTCGTTGGTCAGATCGTGTCGGTCAACGACACCCAGCCCACCGACAACGGCACTGTGGTGTAATTAGCTAGCGGTTAGCCTTGGAGGCAGTGTTATAAAGCACTGCCTTAATCAACTTTAAACTGGTATCATGGAACAAATTACAACTCTTTTAACTAGCCTTGTCGACAAAACAGGTATTGCACTTGAACATTTTTTGGCGGTGCTACACACCCAAGCCGTGATCTACGCAGGCACTACTATAACCGGACTGATTGGCGGACTCGCTGTTTGTTTAGTGCTATGGAACATGAGCTTTAAGCTGGCCGAGGTGTTGGCCTACCTTCGTAGCGATATACAAGAGCCCTACAACTCGGAAGAGTACGCCAAGGAAAAACACAAGCGCAGCCTCCTAGCCCACTTTAAGGAGGCCGATGATAATGGCTTAGGTGTCGCGCTATTTTTGCTGGCTTTGTTAGCTACGATGCTGGAACTATTCTACTTTTTCTATTTGTTTAGTAGTATTGTTACTGCTTTGGTTAATCCTGATTATTGGGCTATTACCCAAGCAGCCAACCTTTTAAACCGCTAAAGCCTAGCTAGTAAGGGGCGTGCCACCTTACTACTTATGCTTTAACTAGGAGAACTTTATGAAAGCAAGACGATGGGGTAACCACCCTAGCCATTTACTCATCCAGCTAATGGAGGCAGGCGGCTACATGCCACCACCTAAAGTGATTCGTGCCACCGGACGCCGCCCAATCACAGTAGTTTTGGACGAGCGGGGTGTCTATAAAGAAACCATCTGGGAAAAGCTATCCCGTGGGCGCAGCCACGTTGCCCAATGGCTAAAGCGTCTGTATGGATCGAGACCCTAGCTGGATAAGGGAGGCTAAGGACTTGCCGCTGGGCGGTCGTAAACGGATAGCGCACTTATGCGGTGGTGGCAACACGCTGCTCGTAAGCCACAGCACAGAGGGCCTAAGAGCTTGGTGCTTTAGGTGTGGTGAGGGCTGGTCTGCTCCGCCACCTGCGATAGACTTAGCTGAACGGTTGGCACGCTTGAGTAAAAGCGCAGCCGCTGATAATTTAGTAGCCTCCTCCCTAGAACTCCCTTCGCCTATGGTGCGCCGCTGGGCTGATTGGCCTGCCGATTGTAGACTTTGGCTGCTAAAAGCAGGCCTATGCTCAGCAGACTTACCCAAGTTAGGCGCTTACTACCATCCAGATAGCGATAGGGTAGTGCTACCTGTGTTCAACGACCAAGGTACACCGACCTTCTGGACAGCACGCGCTGTAGCCAAGAACAGGATGCCTAAGTACCTGTCTAGCCCAGTGGATAAGGCGACCGTCCTGTACAAGCGTGGTAGTTGCAGCGCTGTCACCTTAACAGAGGACATCTTGTCTGCGTATAAGGTAGGGGAAAGCGGCGGGGAAGGCTGGGCTATGCTGGGGACTAGCATCAGTAGGCATACCATCAGTTCCTTGTTAAGCAAAGGCTGCGCCGTAAACGTGTGGCTTGACCCAGATCATGCAGGTATTAAAGCTACTGCTAAAGTAATCAAGACTCTGCGTAGTGTGGGGATTACTTGCCGTAGGATCGACAGCCTACACGATCCTAAACTGATTCATCAACAAGACATTAAGGAGTTACTATGTCCAACTTAAATTCAATATTTGTTAAAGCGCTGTGCCACGGCTATTTTACGGAAGGCAAATACTACCAGTTACGCAGCCTTGAAACAGACTGGTGCTGTGTATTAGACGATTATTCGCGTTGGCACTACGCCTCCCGCAGCTCATTTCAAGCTGACCAAATCTACGGCGTAGCGCATATTAAGTGGGGGATTGGGCCTCTCTCACTTGTACCCGGCGGGCTGTATAAGGTGCATTATATTGATCCAAACAGCATCACATTGGAAACAAGTCCCGGTACTTCTATTTGCTTACCCTATCGCCGGGAAGACTTTACCTTCCCCGATCACCAGCCCCCTGAAAATAGCGAGGGCCTCAACCATATAGCCCATATGATTGCAAGTACCCAGCTTCCAAGTGTGCGCAGCACTGACCCAGCCACGGCCAAAGCGGCGGATCGCAAAGCAAAGCCCAAGCGGTACGCCATCAAAGCGCGTATACTGGAGCTGCTTGCTTCACAACGTGAGGGCCTGACTGGTACAGAGCTGGCCGATTACACAGGCCACCGCCTTAACAGCATCACACCACGATTCGCAGACCTGTACCGGGACAACCTAATCAGATGCTCTGGGCAACAACGCTCAGGGCAAACCGTCTGGGTGTTAGTAGGAGATAGCCATGGCGCTTGATATTACCGCCCTGCGTATGTTAAAGTACAGGGATCGTTGGGAAAAACTAGCCCGTAGCGTACCGCCGGGGTCCTTGCAGCCCCTGCCCGCCTCCTTGTTGGAGGACTTTGGGGTATTCTTTCGAGAGTTCCCCGATGCTCAGCGCATTGAGCACGGCCCCTTCTTGACATGGTTCACAGGGTTCCGCCACCCTACCATGAAGGACGACAGCATTAAGCTATACTCTGCGATAATCGATAAGGCTATGGTTGACGTTAGCCCAGAGATAGAGGCAGGATTAATGGAGCGGCTAGTCGCCGCTGGTGCTGCGGCTAGCATAACTACCCTGCTTGAAAAGTGGAACTCGGGGGATGAAATAAATCTTTACCTTAGCTTGCGTAATGAGGTAGAGAAGTTCGAGGCGCAAGTTCAACGCAAGGTTAGGAACCCGCAGGTGCTCGATGCCATTGAAGACCTCCTCAAGGAAGAGGAGTTAGACGTTGGCCTACACTGGCGGCTACCGTGCCTCAACCGCCACGTTAAGCCGCTGCGAGGCGGCGACTTTGTGATCATAGCGGCACGCCCAGACAAGGGAAAGACCACCTTCTGCGCAGCAGAGCTAACCTGCATGGCCGCGCAACTGGACGAGGTGTACCCCGGTGAGAACCGCAGCATCTTGTGGTTCAACAACGAAGGCCCCGGGAATAAGATCGTTAAGCGTGTGTTTCAAGCAGCGCTAAACGCTACGACCGAAGACCTTATTCGCCTAAGTAGCCTCCCTGCCGATCCCGAGTTTGCCAAGTACCGCACTCAGGTAAGGCAGCAGTACGCCGCAGCCTTAGGAGGCAGGCCGGGAGCACTGCGAATCTTTGACATCCACGACATGTGGAGCCACGATGTTGAAGACATAATCAAGCAGCACAACCCCGGCCTTATAGTGTTTGACATGCTCGACAACATTAAGTTTGGTGGTGAGACTAGCAACAATGGCCAACGCACGGACCAGCTATTGGAAGCCATGTACCAGTGGGGCCGCCTGATTGGAGTCAAATACGATTGCCCTGTTATAGCGACATCCCAAATAAGCGCAGATGGAGACGGCGAAGCTTTCCCCACCATGCCCAAGCTTAAGGATAGCAAGACGGGGAAGCAGGGTGCGGCTGACCTTATCATAACTCTCGGTGCGCTCAATGACCCTATGCTAGAAATGAGTCGCTACATCGGCACCACTAAGAACAAGCTAGTGCGCACAGGCAAAAAGAATAATCCCCAGCAGGAAGTCCACTTCGACTCTCAACGTGCCCGTTACGTGGAGCCGACATGAAGAAGTTTAGTTACCGTGCTTGGTACTATACTATGCCGGGCGAGAACCTTCTAACGGCACCCAAAGAGCAGGTAGAAATCTACCTCATGTTCCTAGATTTAATGGAGTAACCTATGACAACCCTTACTAAACAGGCCCTCGAAACAAAGCTAAGGAGTGCGCAGGCCCAGCACCCTTCCGTATACCGTGACGCTATACACCGACTGCACAAAGCTGGCAAGGATGCCTTTCTTGGCAGCGGCGTGATCATTCACGTAACGCGCTTAGACGGCACCAATGTAGTGGACCCCTTCTGCATCATCGACGGCTTGAGCGAGGAAGGGATACAGGCCCTTATTGCGGAAGTCCGTAAAACATTTGAATTTGTAAGCCGCCCACTCTAAGGAACAACAATGACTGACTCATTAAAAGGGGTGACCGCAGTTAACAAACTGCTAGCCTTGGGTTATAGCTACGTCGAGGGAGGGGTGTGGGTAAACGACCCATCACCTACACTGCGGACAGCCCCCGCACCCATTGCTTGGCGCTATACGGGAGAGGCAGGCTTTAGGAAATACTTAACTGACGCCCAGTACAGGGGACTTAAGCCGGGTAGTCAGGCGTGGTATGAACCCTTTAAGTGTGTAAGCTGCGCCGCAGATCCAGACGACTCTGACATCAATCAGGTTCACGCAGCTAATGCGCAAGTGCGGTATGAAACTTGGACACCGCGAAAACAGCAAGTACGCTATTGGTTACCTATGGAAGAAGCCCCTACCGATGGAACGCTAGTGCG